CTAAGTACCAGTGCGCTTATTTAGACTGCAGTGACGGTGCAGAATGCCTGCGGGTCAAGCACGCCAAACGCAGCGCGCATTTCAGCCAGAATGGCAAGCAAGTTGCGCGTGAAGAAATCGCTGTGCTGGTCAGAAACCAGCAGCTGCACACCCTCGCGCTCCCACAGGACAGCCTGCCTAAAGTCACCCACTAGAACGGTGTTCTCCGTCATGGCCTCAGAGACCACGACGTTAAGGCCCCACAGGGTATTGAGCTGGTCGATTGACGCGCGGGGGTCGCCCACCAGATAACGGTTTTGGCTGTCCTTAGCGGTCAGGAATCCGGCCGAATACCAGTCATTAGGGTGCACCACAAGTGCGGTGGGCTTGCGCCGGCCGGTCACTCGCACTGTCCTAATGGCATCCACAATGGCGTCAATGTCAGTGCCGGCGCTGCCCACAGTGAGCGGCGACGACTGCAGGATACCCGTGAAATTCTCACCAGTACCTGAGCCATTAAGGATCTGATCTTCCAGCTCTTCATTGAGGCCATAGCGCAGGAACGTGTCAACCAATGTGCGAACCTGGCCGGCGTCAGACGCCGCGCGCTTAGTAATGGGAATCCAGTGCGCCAGGGTCTTAACGGTGGTGGCAACAACTTCGAGCGCAAGCGCACTCTCAGGCTTGTAGCCCTGCACGTTATTAGCGTCAGGGGTGCCATACACAGCAGACGCTGCAGCAGTGGTGGCCTCAGGCACAGCCGCTGCGTTATTGGTCTTAGAGGTCACGCGCACATACTCAATGGTGTCTGACTGCGTGCTGCCCTTAGTCACAAGGTTGGCAACAGTAAGCTCACGCTCACCAATGAGATCAGTAGTGGGCGCATACACATCATTGCGCACAAAGGCGCCGGCGCTAGTCGAGCTGGTGCCGGTAATAAGGGCCTTCATATCGCCGGTGTCGAAAGGCGACGACTGCACACCCTTGACGGCATTAGGGATAATGCCCTCACGGTTGGCATAGCGCGACTTAAAGCCTGTGAATGCCTCAGACTCAACAAACAGCTCACCCAATGACTTGCCGCTGGTGTCCATGGTGCGGCCGTCAGCAGTAAAGGTGTCAGACCTGACAGGGGTGCTGTCGCCACCACTGAGCGCCTTGAGGAATGCCTTAGCGTCAGCAACGGTGCCCTTGACCTCAGCCTCTTCCTTAACCTGCGTCTGCAGGCCCTTGATCTCTTCCATACGGGCCTTGATCTGGCCCAGCTCTTCGCCACTAGGCGCAGTGCCCTTTTCGTCAAGGTCACTGGCCAGCTGCTCAACAGCAGCAACGGCGCTAGCCAGCTGGTGCTGCAGTGCGGTCTCATTCGACATTAGGTATATATCTCCTAGTTAGTTAATGGCGCGCCTCAGCGCCCCCTGCAGGGCAAGGGGTTACTAGTGCGCGGATAGGTGCTGTCAGCCTCGAGGGGCTGTCAGCAGTGCCAGCTCAGCCCGTAGGCGTGCCAGCTCAACTACAGTGCTTGCCGGCGCCTTGCCGGCCACGTCAGTGGCGGGGGGCACGGGGGCATCTGTGGCAGGTGTGGGGGGCACCTCGAGGGGTGCGGCAGGGGTCTCAGGCTCAGGCACCTCAGTGGCCTTGCTGTGGCCGGCGCACTGCGCACCGTTGCTCACAGCCAGATCGTGTATGGCCTGCAGCCGGTCACCCTCTTTGGTGACTGCGCCGGCACCAGCGTCAAACCCCTTGACCAGCAGCACGGCTGCCTCACGGTTTGACGGCACTGAGACAAATGACCCCTCAAGCAGCTCACCAGAGGTCACGTGCGGCGTGTCATCGTCAGCGCCCTTGCGCGTGGCAGCCATAAAGCCTACTGAGGTGTGCCCAATGACACCCTCAGCCACCAGTGTGCGTATCTCTTGCGCGCGCGCAGTCGAGGCAAACGTGCCCCTGGCCTTGAGAATATTGCCGTCGTAATACGGCACGCCCCGGCCAATAGGGTCATGGAAATCATGGAATGCGTGAAAGGGTACGGACTCAGGCAGCGGCTCAAATGCCTTAGAGTCAATGACCTCGCCGTCACGGTCAAGGGTCTCAGCAGAAAGGATAACCTCAAATTCGCCATTAGGGTTATCAGACTCTGCTGACTTAACCTCAGCGACTACAAAAGTCTTTTTGTCAGCGTTCATTAGGTCATGCCCTCTCAGTGCTCATGGCGCGGATACGGTCACGCAGGCCGGCCACGGTGCCCTCACGGTCACGCTCAGCGGCAAAGGCAGACAGCACAGTCTTAGTATCACCATTGAGACCATCTACCAGCGCGTTAAGGTCAACCTCTGCCAGCGACCGCTGCCATGACAGCCTGCCCATGACAGACCTGGCCACGGATAGCGGTATGACCTCAGCTAGCGCGTCATCTGCAGCCTGTGTCTGCGCCACCACCGCTGCAGCCTGCGCGTCAATGGCGTCAAGGGGCATGGTCGCAGTGTTAAGGAATATGCGGTCAGTGCCGTCAACGAATGGCAGGTTTTCTACCTTGCGCTTTTCAGCAATGGTCATGTGCGACGCCTTGTTAAGCGCGTCTTGCCTGGCCTCAAAGTCACCACGGAGCACCTCATCCATGAGGAATTCCGCGTAGATATCGTCATTTCGCCATTCTGCCTGGCGTAAGTCAACCTCGAGTGCTGCCTCAAACCCCTTAAGGTGCGGGGCCATGGTATCCCTATACATTGAGCGCATCTGCTCAGTGATATTACTGAATGTCGCATGGTCAAGAATATGCACCACGGGTGGCGGGATATCGTAAGCGCCGCAAACCTCTTCACGGTTGAGCTTGCGCGTGTCGATATATTGCGCCTCTGTCGCTGAGAGTGACAAGGGCTGTGGCTTCATGCCCTCTTCCAGCACCAGCGTGCGGCCGGCATTAGTGGCGCCGGCGTGCTCGTCATCAAATTGCGCCTTGAGCCTGGCCTGCGCGGCCTCTGATATCTGGCCGGGGTGCTCGAGCACAAACCCTGGCCGGGCGCCCTTGCGCCAGAATGATGAGGTGGCCGTGCGCGCTGCCCACTCATTCTCGAGTGTCGAGCGCAGCGGCTCGAGGGGTGACATACCCCTTATCTGCGAGTCAGGGTTAAATGACCTAAAGTGCACTAGGTCATTATTGTCAATGTGCTCGAGGGTGCTGGTGCCGTTATTAAATGCCCACGTGTCGCTATCCGCGTCATGGGTCATATTCTGAGGGTGCAGAGGATATAGCTGAGTCACAGTGCCATTGGTGCGGCGCTTGAGCCAGAATGCCTCACCATAAATGTCATAGGTGCTACTAGTCCAGACCCATAGGGCAAAGCCTGAGAGGCCGGGGTTAGGTGAGGCCAGCAGCTTAGCCATTGGGTGGTCATCGGCGCGCGGCCGGTCAAGGGCCTCGCGCCGGTAAACAGGCAGCGGCAGCCGTGCTGTGGCTCGAGCGCGCTTAGCAACTACCGTATAGACCCACAGCTGGCGCCGATAAATAGCACCGTAGGCCGTGGGCCAGCCCTGCGTGGCCATAGGCGCCATGTGTGGGAAGTATGAGGGGTCAATTGTGGGGGTTTTGAGAATAAGGGCACCACCGCTCACAAATGCCACGGGCCTGCCCCTCTCACGGTCTCTGAATAAATGCAACGTCAGCAAGCAATATGATTAGCTCACCGTCTAAAGGGACATTTTCATTTCGCTCACCAGCAGCTACGGCATGACATTGACGTAACACTAATGTGCGGTCATCGGCCGCATAAAGTATCCCGGCATAAGTCTCACGGGTCTTAAGCGTGACCAATACATGCATACGATAACGTGAGCGCAGCACCCTGTTACCTATCACACGGTCACCATGCCCCTATCCTCATACACGCTAGGTGCCGGCAATGTGGCCAGCAGCCCCCACAGGGCCAGCGTGCAGGCCACTAGAGGGGTTATGTCAGTGCCTGTGTCTTTGCGCTGCCAGACCCATGAGTCACCCAGCACGCGCTTACGGGCGCTGCCTAGGGCTGCGTTGAGCGCGGTGCCGTTGACGTGGCGCAGGCGCTTGTCAGTCACTGCGTCATACAGCAGCCCACAGCCCTGGCTCATCTGCCGCGCGTTAGCACTGGTGACCTCAATGCCGGCGCGGTCAAGCTCAGGCAGCAGCGACCCTGCAGGGCCTGTGCCGTCGAGCACCACCGCGCAGGGGTTTGCTCGAGCGACCATCTGCGCCAGGCGCTCAGCCACCCACCCTGTGCCGGCGCGAGACTCAGGCACCTCGAGGTGCAGCAGCCCGTCAGCACGGTAGGCAGCGACCCCTATAGACGCTGTGCGCCGGTCAGGGGCCACGTCAACGGCAAAGGCAACGGGGTCAGTGGCCACTGAGGCCGGGTCAGCAGCTGCTGTCCACAGGTCTGCGTCTATGACTGACTGCGCATTAGGGTCATACCAGATGCCTAGATTCTCGCGCGCAAACGCATCGTCGTCTAAGGCAGCGCGCATAGTGGCTATGGCGTCAGCGTGCACACGGATGCCTAGGCCGGGGTTAGCCTGCGCCCACGCCTCAGGGTCATCTAGGTCTGCGTCATCGGGGGCTGACCACTCGAAATAGGCCAGCCGGGGGTCACCTGTGCGCCCTCGCTCACGTATGCCGGCCAGTACGTGTGACGATTCCATGCCGGCGCTCGAGGTGTACCAGAATTGCGCGTTAGGGTTCGTCATGGTGGTGGGCAGCATGGCTGCCAGCGCATCCCGTGACAGGTTAAAGCTCTCATCGAAAATCACTGCGTCAGCCGTCAGGCCACGGGTGGCCCCTGAGCTGCGCGCCACGAAACGCAGGTAGGCGCCATTTTTTAGCTCGAGGCTCACGTCCTCATTGGACTGGCGCCACTGCTTGACCTGCGTGCGCAGGTGCGGCGTGCTTTCCACCAGCCCTCTGATACGCCTATAAGCCTCTTTGGCCGTGCGGAATTCGTGCGCGCTGTGAAAAATGAGCCGTGCGTCAAAGAGGAATAAGTACGCCAGCTCAACAGCCTCAAGGATGGTGCCCTTGCCCTGTTGCCGGGGCACAATCAGGCCCACCTCTTTGGCTGCCCACGTGCGGTCAGGTTTCTCAGCAAAGGCATTGCGCACCACGTGGGCCTGCCACGGGTCTAGCTCGAGGCCGGCGCTAGCGGCCAGCTCAACAGCATCCTCACCTGAGTCCCACCGCACTGCAGCCGGCAGGTTAGACAGCCGTGGTGTCTGTACCCCTCGCAGCGCGCTTATTGCGTAGCTCATCTAACGGGGTCACCACCTTAACGTCACGCAAGTCCTCAAGCTCAGCCATAACCTGAGTGAGCTGGCGCGAAAGCGCGGCCAGGTCTCGAGCTGCCACGCTGGTGTCCTGCATGGCCTTAGCTAGCAAATCACGTAATGCCTCGAGGCTGGCGCGCCTATTGCCAGTGGCGGCAACGGCTGCCAGCCCTTGCTTGCGTGGTGCCATTCGTCCCACCGTCCTGAGAGGTATGCTGCGCGGTTATGACTGACCTGTGCTCATGCGGCTGCGGCTGTGAGTCAGAT